GGTAGCCAGAACAGCGCTTTGGCTACATCTCTTAATGCTGCTAGTAACATGAGCTTAGGTATACTAGCAGCATTAAGAGATGTAGCCAGGTTCTTAGGACTTAAAGATGTTCCATTACAGTTTGAATTAAATAAACAGTTCTATGAAGATTCAGCAGACCCACAATTGATAGCACAACAGATTATGTTGTTCGACAGAAACATTATTGATGATGTATCTATCAGAGATTACTTAAGACGTACGAACGCTATGCGTGATGATAGAACAGATGAAGACATAGAAGCTGAGCTAGAAACAAACATAGACCCATTAGCGGGAGTTGTACTAGATGGCGATGACGGATGATTTTATAAAACATCATATACTATTAGATAGATTGGCTAGAGGCTTTGCTAAGGATTACGAGGCAGCCTTTAAGTCAATAGCTAGGTATATAGATAGAGAGATAAGAGTAAACCCAGACTTTGTTGACTTAGCAATGTTAAGGGTAGAGATACAAAGAAGACTAGACGCAGTTACAGCTAGCACAATAAACAAGCTTGAACAGTTCGCAGTATATGAAGGACGGTTTAACAAGAGAGTGATTGAGAAGGACACAGATAAGAAGATTGAATTACCAACAGCAGAGACACTAGCAGCAATAACAGGGGTAGCAATAGCAACATCATTTACTAAAAGCTCCTCTCAGCTAGGCACAACATTTAATGCGTTTGCTCAAAAGAAGACAGACGATTATATGAGAGTTGTGGACGACGCAATCATCCAAGAGGATACAAGAGCAGCTAGAGACGCTAAGGTTAGTGACATAAGTGACGGCATGTTCAGTACACAAGCTAAAGCCTTATTAGGGCTTGGTGTATTAGCAGTAGCTTCTAACACTTTAAAGGTAGTACAAGAAGAGAATAACATAAGACAGGTACAATGGCTAGCGATATTAGATGACCACGTATGCCCCTACTGTCAGAGCTTAAACGGCAGGGTCTTTAACATAGAAGACTTACCAGCTCACCCAGCACACGGTAATTGTAGATGCTCGGTGGTTCCTTATGTATAACAACTACTTTGAGTTTATGTTACAACAATCAGATGACTTTATAAAAGAGATACATGGCAATCATGTTAAAGACATGACTAAGTTTAAAACAAGAGTCATGAAGACATGCACATTAGAAGAATTAGAACAGCTAGATAACAGATTTATTTACGATGCAGAGCATCACAACCCAGAGGGCTAATAATGAGTGAAGAGCAAACAAACGAGATAGTAGAAGAACAAGCAGCAGCAGAGCTTGACTATAAAGCATTATATGAACAATCACAGGTGGACTTATCATCACTAGCAGCTAAGAAAGACGAGCTCCTAGGAGAGACTAAGAAAGCTAAAGCAGCTAAAGCAGAAGCACAAGCAAAGATACTTGCTGATGCTCAGAAGAACGGAGAGTTTGAAAAGCTGTGGCAAGGTGAACAAGAACGAGCTAACGATCTAGATAAGAAACTTAACGGTTTCAAGACAGAGATAAGACAAGAGAAGATTAATAACAACGCAATGAAAATTGCAAACGAATTAGCAAAAGGTAAAACAGAAGCAGCACAATTATTAAGCACATTCGTAGGGCAGAGCCTAAGCGAACTAGCTGACGATATGGGCAATCTTGATAACGCTGTATTAGATAGTATCAAGAATTCTTTTTTATCAGATGCAAAGTATGCCCCATTACTTGGTGGGTCTAAGGCTACAGGCGGCGGTGCTGTCGGTGGTAAACCTGGTAATCAACAGAAATCAGAGATTTCAAGAAGTGAATTTTTTAGTCTAAACGCACAACAACAATCTGACCATATATCAAATGGCGGTAGCGTAGTAGACGACCTTTAATTTAATAACAGAGAGAAATAAGTAATGGCTAATACATTAACAAATCATATCCCTGATTTTCGAGTTGCACTAGATGTAATCTCAAGAGAATTAGTAGGATTAACAGCAGCAGTATCAAGAGATTCTGGTGCAGAACAAGCAGCAGTTGGCGAAACAATACGTTCATTCGTAGCACCTGCTTCTACAGCAGCTGATATTACAGCAGCACAAACAGCACCTAACACTGGTGACCAAACTATTGGTTCTAAAACTATGACTATTTCGAAGTCTAGAGCAGTGCCAATACGTTGGAACGGTGAAGAGCAAATGGGTGTTAACAACGGTATAGGATTTAACAAAATCTTTGCTGACCAGCTTACACATGGCATGCGTACTTTAGTAAATGAAATCGAAGCTGATTTAGCTAGCTTACATGCTAAAGCATCTAACGCTTTCTTACCTGCAGGCACAACATTGTTTGACGCAGCTAACTACCAAGACGGCGCTAACGCTATTAAAGGTTTAAACTTAAATGGTGCTCCTTTACAAGATAGACAATTAGTTCTTTCTAACGTTGCAGCAGCAGCTTACCGTGGTAATTCAAACTATTCTAGCTCTAATACAGCAGGAACAGATAGCATGTTACGTCAAGGTATTTTAGTTAATCAATTCGGTTTTGATATTCGTGAGTCTAACCGAATCGTTGATACATTTACTAAAGGTACTGGTTCTGGTTACTTACTAAATGACGCTTCTAGTGCAGTTGGTGATACTACTATTACAGTTGATACTGGTACTGGAACAATCTTAGCGGGCGACATTTTATCCTTCGCTGGCGATGATAACTACTATGTTGTTGAAACTGCTTTAGCTGGTAATGACGTTATAATCGCAGCACCTGGTCTTAAAGTAGCAATTGCAGATAGCGCAGCTATTACAATTGAAGACGAAGCACAACGTAACATGGCGTTCAGTCGCGATGCTATTCACTTAGTAACACGTGCTCCAGCTATGCCACAAGGTGGTGATATGGCTAACGATGTTATGGTTATGCAAGACCCTCGAAGCGGCTTAGCATTTGAGCTAGCAGTATACAGAGAATATAGACAAGTTCATTATTCATTGGGTATTGCTTGGGGTTATGAAATGATTAAACCTGAACATTGTGTACTATTAGTAGACTAATCTAAAAGCAGGGCTTCGGCCCTGCATTATTTCCTACGGAGTATAACATGGCTAAACTAGACATAGTTAAGATTGTAAACAAAGATAGTAAGACAGGATTTAGCTTTATAAATCTAAAAGATTTTGATAAGAAGAAACATGTTCTATACGAGAACAAGACAGAAAAGAAAGAAGTTGTAAAACCTATTAAAAAGAAAGTAACCAAAAAGAGTAAGTAATGAGTAGCATTAATATTATACTAACACCGGAAACCATATTATCTGTAGCTGCAGGTGCCAACGCAACTGCTACTATAAGAAGATTGGCTAATATACCAGGCGACCTTCGTGGTTCAAACGCCTTCTTTAATAATATACTATTAAATTGTGAATGCTCCGTAGACATTGGGCCATTCTCAGATGCTAGAAGATATATTATAGATGATAGGGTAAATAGTATCACACACAGCACATCAAGTGAGCTATTAGCATACAACCATCAGGGCACAGGAATCTGGACGGGTGGGGACTTATCCGTGAATGGTGGGGATAATACGAAGTTTGATATCGCAGCCGGTACAGGAACCATAGTTGATAACTACACAGACCCAAACAGCCCAAATGTTGTTAAAATAGAATGGCCTTCATTCACTGCGAATACAGCAACTTATATAAGTGATAATTTCACAAGTTATGTAGGTATAGATACTGGTGGTAATATTGTGCAGTTCACTGGCTCTATAGATGCCATAAACAGGCGTGATTATATAATACTTGGATTACTAATACATACTAGTAATGCATTTCTTGAGAACGTATCAAACTTTAGTTCTCCAGGATATGACTCTATCAACACATTGAACGACCTAGCAACATCACTAGGTGTTATTAATATATCAGGTAATGTATTTAGCGCTAATGCGTCAGACTTACAGATAGCAAAAGCAGCAGGGCAATCATTCAGAATTGGGAATAACCACAGTAATAGTGTTAAATCACCAAACATCACAAATGACTCAAGCCTAGCAGCACCCTACATGTTTAAGCCATACCAAGATGGTTCAGGAGATTTCAAACTAGATTTTCCTTTAACCCAGAACATTGACCCAACTAAATATGATGATGGTTCAGGTACGCTAGCAGCATCATCAACTAAATGGCAGATACAGCGTATATTTTATGATTCAGCTAACGACGATGTTATTGTTGCATACGGACAGAATATATACAACACATCCTCCGCAGCACTAGCTAACATTCATACAGAGTCATTTACACGCAACCCTGTATTAAAGGACACACTATTAAGAGGCTTCTTAATCATACGTGGAACATGTACAGACCTAAGTGATATTGGCACAGCTAAGTTTTACGCAGCAGATAAGCTAGGTCAAGTACCAGCAGAAGGTTCCCAAGTATCATTACCAGCAGGCTACCTAGACACATCAACAGCCTTAAAGTCAACATCATTCACAATAAACCTTAACAAGGCATATAGAATAGATAATAGCGCTAATGCAGTGACTGGCACAATAGCAACAACTACGGATGATGATGTTGGTAAAGTATGTGAGTGTTGGATTATAGATGACGCTAGTACATACAATGTGATTTTTCAAGCACCTAATGATACAGACACAATTAATGGTGTTACAGGCACAGCTAGTAACCCACCATTTGCAACAGCAAGTAGTGCTAACAGTAGCTATAGACGTGTCACAATACGAGTAATAGACCAAGTCGTTTATTTAATAGATAACATAGATTCAGTGAGTACATAAATGGCGATAGTAGTAGAAGATGGTACAATAGTATCAGGAGCGAATAGCTATGTAACAGAGGCTGAATTAACAACCTTTGCTACTGAAAGAGGTATTACAATAACAGGCACTAACTCTGAGCTCATATACCAGTCAATGGATTACATAGAGCAACAGAACTTTATAGGTGTTAAGTCTACACAAGCACAGCCTTTGCAATGGCCTAGGTATGATGCATATGTTGATAGCTACTTAATAGCTAGCAATACAATACCACAAGACTTAAAGAACGCTCAAATGCAAACAGCATTAAGTATTGACGAAGGCAACGGTCCTTTAGATGTAGTAGAGCAAAAAGTTAAGCGTGAGAAGGTTGATGTATTAGAAACTGAATACTCTGACAACTCATCACAAACATATGACCCTAAGATTTCGAACTACTTAAAGAAACTTACTAAAGGCGGCGGTGCATTCAGGGCAGTTAAAGCATGAGTTTCACCACGAACGCTAGAGCAGCAGCGGTTAAGCTGCTAACTAAGTTTGGGCAGACTGTGACATTCACATACTCGTCTAGTGAGACATACACCATAGCCACACAGACAAACGCTAAGACACCAGCAACGTTTACAGGTAAGGCTGTATCAACCAACTACATTAAGACAGAGATAGATGGTTCGTCAATACAACAAGGTGACATAAGACTCTTAGTAGAGAATACAACAGTAGCACCAGTAACAGACAACACAGTAGTGATAGACACCATAACATATCGAGTGATGGATGTTGAGAGTATCAACCCTAATGGCTCTAACATCATGTATATTTGTCAGTTGAGGATATAATGAGCTTTGCTAAATTTCAAAGAGAGTTTAAGTTAAGTGTGAAGAAAGCTATAAAGGCTAGTGAGAAGGCTATACAGAAGTCAGCCTCTCAATTGTTTATGAGTATTATAATAGATACCCCAGTCGGTGATGTAGCACTTTGGAAGTATGCTCCTAAGACAACATATAAACCAGGACAGCTTAGGGGTAATTGGCAGACATCAATAAACAGCCAAGCCACAGATAAGATTAGTAGAGAGCAGCTTGGCACAAGTGGTCCAGCATCTAAAGAAGCACAATCACAGGCATCAAAGTTTAAAATAGACTCTACAATATATCTTGCTAATAACTCAGACTATGGAACCAGAGTAGAAGACGGGTGGAGTAAACAAGCACCAGCAGGTATGGTTAAAGTTAATGTCATGAAGTTTGATTCAATACTACAAAAGAACATTAGGAAATACAAAACATGAGCTTCTTAAATATACAGTCAGCATTAGCCCAAAGGCTAGATGCTTTAGTAGGACTACCAACCATATACTGGCCAGGAACCAAGCAGACCCCTACACAGGGTACGGATTGGGTTAGACCTATGATACTACCAGCTACAAGTGAACTCGAAACCTTAAGTGGTTTGCAAGACGACAGTGGCATATACCAGATAGATGTCTTTATAGACGCAGGTGAAGGTGAAGGTCCACTACTAACAATCATAGACAACATAAGAACACATTTTAAAGCATCAACAACACTCACACAGAGTGGTACAGATGTTTTCATTAATTCTGTGAGCATATCGCAGATAGAGCAAGATAACGCTTGGCTTAAAGGTAGCGTTTTAGTTACATACAAATCAATACAATAATTCGGAGTAAGAAACATGGCGATTAAAGCGCAAGGTACAGTAATATCATTTGAGGACAACCTATCAGCGGCTAAAACTGTTGGTGGTGTTAAATCATTCTCAGGTCTAGACGGCGAAGCAGCTGATATAGATATAACAACACTAGCATCTACAGCTAAAGAATTTTGTCAGGGTCTTCAAGACTTCGGTAATTTCTCTATGGAATTAGTAAGAGACTATGATGACGTAGGTCAAGTAGCTTTACTAGATGCATTAGATACACAAGCGACACGTGAAATGGTTGTTACACTTCCATCAGGTACATTAAACGTAATCACTTTTCAAGCATATGTGAAGTCAATTACTTCAAGTGGTGAAGAAGATGGTATAGTGACAGGTACAGTAAATCTTAAAATCACTGGTGAGCCAGTATTATCATAGGAATCTAAATGGCAATATTATCAAAAGAACAA